GTCTTTCCCTCATACTCATACTCATAGGCGTTGTAAATCTCATCATCCAAGTAACCAGATTCTCTCAACTTCCGCTCATGGTCCTTGACCATGTCGTCCATCATCTGCTTCCACTCTTCAGTGTCAGTAGTCGTGGTGGACTCCTTGGACATCTTCAACAAACGGTAAAGGATTGATTGAGAACCAACATTGTGATCACCATGTGAACCAACGTGAACCCCAACAACCCTTCCTGATTGCATGAGGGGAGAACCGGATGTGCCCTTAAAAGTATTGCACAGATGCCGGAACGTAAACAGCCTAGGACTAGGAATTAATGTGCTAGTACTGTAAGTCATACGTTTCATGTCATCAACAGCATACACGACAACAGACTCATTGGCCTTTGCCTCAGCAAGAGCGAGGCTCTGGACACCTAATGATGCCCAGACCGCACTCTTGATTTCGACATTAACCTGATCAAGACTGGAATCCTGCTTGCTGCTAAGAACAACTTTGCTTTCTTCAAAGAAGTCCTTCGCTGACATGCTTCTCCCACGGTGCACCACCCTTATGTTTTCCTGCATTCTTCGCACGATAACATAAACATGATGGGCCGTAATGAGATGCGTACTGCCTGAGATCTTCACCCTACTGCCCATACCGCAGCAGTTGCCTTTACCATCAACAAATTTGATGATACCGACAGCTTCTGTGGGGGACAAATAGGATGCAGTCTCAGGGATACTCATCTCTAAATCCACCCTAGAACTTTCTGGCAACTCAAGCTTAATTAGAGGGTTAGCCACATTATCTGAACGAACATTGAAGGAAACTCCATCAATATCGACTGAAACGTAGAAACCACCCTTATCACACCTGAGCTTTCCGGACACCTCCAAGGGGCCAACCTCTTTCTCCAGGGTGATCCGGTTAGATAATCTAAATCGGTCCCACAGGTACTTGATTAGGCCACTCGTAACAGAGAATAAGTACCTCGTTAGAGGCCACAAAAACTTAGTGGTGAGCTTAGCCAACACGTACACGCCAACGATGATTGTACAAACATCCCTACTATCAATAAGCGGGATATATTCCTTTCCTGTAGAAGCCGCAAGAGATCTTAACTGCTCAAAAGAGCTAG